ATCTGGAAATTCTCGCGCGCGAGCACCATCCAGTCCGCGCCGGGTGGCTTCTCTTCGACGGCGTCGTCGTCGCCCTCGAGCGGCACGTTGCTGCGCATGCCGCTGTCGGTCGATGAACCCTTCATCGTCTGGCCGGGACCAAATCCACTGGTGTCTTTCGGCGCGCCACCCCCGGCCGACAGGTTGCTCATCGCGCGCGAGCCCACCGGCCCCTTGATCGGCACGCCGTTTTTGCTGTAGTCCTCGATGACGTTTGCCACGTCAGTGCTTCACGCCAACGATCACGCGGCCCTGCTCATCGATGAACGTGCGCCCGGCGTCGATCGCTTCATCGAGTGCGCGCTTGCGCAGTTCCTTTTTCGCCGCCGCGGTCTCGAGGCCGCTCAAGATCGGGAAGCAGTTGCCGCGCGGATCCTTCGGCAGCGCGTTGTACGCCTCCATGTCGAGCATGCCGCGCTTCAGGCCGAACCGCTCGAGGATCTCGCCACCGGCGAGCACGGCCTTCTCGCGCCGCGGGTCGTCCATGATGTCGGACGCGCGGATCGTGTAGCCCCACACCGGATGCAGCAGCGTGTTGAAGATGTTCAGCATGCGGCCGAACTCGTTGATCTGCACCGCCCATGCGTGGCCGGGGTAGTGCCGGTGCAACAGATCCATCACGTCCTTGGCGAGGATCACCAACGAGGCGTGGTTGTCGAACATGTCCGGATGGAAGATCAGCCCCTCCGGCTCACCGGCAGGACCGTCCGGCCGCACCGGCGCGTTCCACTTCAGTTCGGGAAAGCTCATGCGTACTCCCGCAGGATGATCATGCCAGCAGAACCTGCGCCACCGGCGAACGAGGAGGCCGAGAAACTCAGCGCGCCGCCGCCGCCGCCGAGATCTCCCGCGATGCCAGCGCCCGCAGCGATGAGCCCGCGACCGCCCGCGCCGTAGGTCGAGTTGCCGCCCCGGCCGGACGCCGCGACCGTGCCGCTCAATCGCGTGCCGATGCCGCCGCCCTCGCCGATCAGGTTGACGTCGAACGCGCCGCCGCCACCGCCCGGCTGCCAGCCGCCGTCGACGAACCCGAGCGCCACGCCCGAGGCAAGCGTCGGACCGCCCTTGCCCGCGAACGCATCGATCTCACTCGCCGTGCCGGTCGCGAAACTGGTGGTCACGCCGGTGTTGCCTTGCGCGCCCGCCACGCCCGCGCCGCCCGCGCCGACCACGTAGTTGTAGTTCGTGGCAGGCGTCACCACCATCAGCTTGGCCGCGTAGCTGCCCGCCTGCCCGCCGCCGCCGATGGCCGCGTTGGCTGCTGCCGCGACCGCGCCGCCGCCCGCTCCGGAGCCGCCCACGAGCTCTGCGTAGATCGCCGTCGTGATCGGCCCGGTGAGGAACACCCCGGCCCCGGCCACGGTCAGGAACGTCACCTTGAGCAACCGACCGGGCGCGCCGCTCTTGATGTTGCCTGCGGCGTCGAGGAGGGGGATGCCGTTGGGCTGGCCGAGCACGAAGCGCGCGTCGACGCCCAAGTTGTTCGTGCCCATGACCGTGCCCCCGGCCATGGCAGCAACGACGCCGACGTCCTTGAAAATGCGCGTGACAAACGGCGGCGTCGGCATCAGGGAATCGTCCCGTACAGGATCATCTGCGAGGTCGAGGCTTGGTAGAAGCCCTTGCCGTCACTCGTCGCGTACACCGTGCCGAGCCACAGCGGCTCGGTCGCCGGAGGCGCGCCTTGCGGTTCGGTGAACTTGCGGCCGTTGGGGAACAAGTATACTTCTGCCGGATCGCGCCATGCCGGATCGAGCGACGCCACCAAGGTGCGCATGTCGATTCGTTTGGCAGTCGGGGCGCGCGGCGGCGTATACGGCATGGCTCTCTCCCGTGCGCCGCGTTATACCACGTTACCGCGACGCCAACGACGTCTGATGTGAGAGATCATCCCGAATGTCACGCCGAACTTTTCAGCCAGCGTTACAAGGGTCTCGCGTGAATCTCGGATCTCTAAAACCTGCGTCGCATTGAGTTTCTTGCAGCGCGATCTTCCTTTCCTGCCCATGTCAGCCATGTTCTCAAGATGCGTGCCGAGCCAAAGATGCGCTGGGTTGACGCACGCTGGCGTGTCGCATCTGTGCAAAACGCACAACCCCGCCGGGATGGGGCCAACGTGCATCGCGTAGGAAATCCTGTGGGCGCGACCGCCAATCATTTTCCCGTACCCGTTTTCATCCCAAGTACCAGTCCAAAGCCAACAGCCCGTCTCGGGAATCGGCATGTAACGCTCATCGAATGACAGCTTTCGGCCCATCTTTGGCTCCTTCAGACCACATCAGGCTCGAGCGAGACCTCCTCGTCCTGCATCTTCACCGGCACCGCCTGCGCGAAAGTCACCGCCAGCGCGTCGCCGTAATCGGGCGACTGTCCGCCGCGCTTGCGGATCTCGTCCTTCGACTCGAGCTTCAGGCGCTCGGTCTTGCGCTCGTAGCCGTAGCCGGGCGTCTCGAGCGCGGTGCGCAGTTCCGGATCGTTCGGCAACACCGCCTCGTCGCGGATCCAGTCACGACAGCGCGACCAGATCTCGGCGCGCTTGTTCACGAATTTTTTCGGCAGGTCCGCCTTCGCACCGAACTGCACCTCGACGACCGGGAAGCCCAGTTGCCGCAGGCGATCGATCACGCCCGCACCGTAGCCGCCGCTGCCGTCGATGAAGACGATGTCGGGGCGGTGCTCGCGGATCTTCTCGGCGACCATCGAGGCCAGCCGCATCGTGTCGGGGATCCGGTACGGGTAGATCGTCGGCAGCAGGTAGCGGCCCTTGCGCAGCACGATGACGCTCTGGTCTTCGCCCTGCCGCGCGACGTCGACGCCCATCAGCAGCGGAATCGCACGCGGGATCTGCAGCGGGTCGAAGACCAGCGCGCGCGCGATCGCCATCGAGATCCAGCCCGACGGGATGAAGGCGAGGCTGCCGTGGATCGGGAACAGGCCCAGCACGCGCACGCGCACGTAGTCCGAATCGATGCCCCAGTCGTCGATCAGTTGCTGCAGGAATTCCTTGTTCGCTTTCCGCGAGTCGCGCGAGTCGACGTGCAGCGTCGTCCAGCGATGCGACTTGCTGCCGAAACATTCGGCGAAGCGACCCTCCGGCTCGGTCGGGTTGCCGAACGCGAGAAAAATTCCCTTTGTGGTAAATGCGCCCTCGGACACGTCCCAGATCGAATCGGCGATCGTCGACGCCTCGTCGAACTGAAACATCACGATCTCTTCATGCACACCGGCGAATGCCTGCGAGTTGTGCTCGCTCCACGCCATCGCCTCGGCGTACCACGTATTGGGCTTCCAGTTGCAGATGAACTTCGTCTGCGTCCACTCGAACTGCCAGCGGTTGGCGGCGAGCTCGTGCCACTTCGCCACCTCGCGCCATGTGCCCGATTTCAACTGCGGCATCGTGCCCGCGGTGACGCGCGACTTGTTGCGCGGGAAGCAGGTCTGGAACCAGATCGTGATCCACGCCATCAGCGTCGACTTGCCCGCGCCGTGGCCCGACGCGACCGCGATGCGGATCACCTGCATGCCCGCGCGGATCTGCTTGCCGAGCTCGTCGAGGATCACCGCCTGCCAGACGTCCGGCCCCTCCTCGTTTTCCAGCGGCGAGCCCGGCACGCCCCACGGGAACACCGTGCAGACGAAGCCCAGCGGATCGGACTGGTAGTGCGCGGTGAATTCGCCCCACGCCCTGAACTCGTCCTCGGTGCGCGGCTCCGGCCAGACTTCCTGCTGCTCGGCGACGACCGCGTTCACACCGGCGCGTCAGGCTCGGGCGCGTTGATCGGCTCGGCCACCTGCCGCCCGCGCTCGTCCTTCGCCGGGCTTGTGAGCAGGTTCGACGCCTGCGCCGATCGCGAGATCTGCGTCGCGGTCGCGCTACCCTCGATCGCCGGGCGCAGCGCCGCCACGCGCCGGAGCGCCGCCGACTGCGCGCGCGAGATCACGTTCACGATCATGTCGCCATGCACGACGTTGACTTGGTCGGGCGACACCCAGTTCTGGATCCGCGCGAGCAACTCGAGCGCCTGATGCTTCGGCTCGAGCTCGATCTGGCGCATGATCACCGCGCCCTTGGCGTTGAGGCGCTCAGTATACTTTCGGATCAGGCGGCGCTTCTCCGGCGGCAGCTTCTCGCGCATCTCCTTGAGCGACATGAAGCCGTCGTCGACCTCGACGCCGTCCTCGCCGACCACCGTGCGGCCGAAGTCGGTGATGTCCGAATCGATCGTCTGCAGCAAGCGGCGGATGGCGAGCTCGCGGTCGACGCCCGCCGCCTCGAGCGCGTGCTTGGCGAGTTCCTTGATCCAGATCCCGACGTACGGATCCTTCATCATCCGCGTGCCCGCGACATGGTGCGCCGAGGTCACGTCGGTGCCGGGCGCGAACACGTCGCGGTACGAGCGCGCCACCTCGACCGTCTTGAGCAGGTGATGCACGAAGTCGACCTGCCGCAACTCGTGCTGGTTGCGCGGCTCGTGCAGCGTGACCGGCTCGAGTGCTTGGGCAGGCTCGGTCACGGCGGCGACACCGCTCGGACCAAGGCCGCGTGGTCGACCGCCCAGATGCGCAGGTAGTCGAACGGCCGGAAATTCATGTGCAGCATGAACTCCTTCGCCCGCTTGCGCCGTCGCTTCGACATGCGCTGAAACTTGCGCTCGGTCAGCGCCAGCGAATGCGTGTAATTCGAGTGGAAGTTCATCGGAAGCGGTACGGCTCGACCTTGCCGCGCTGGGCGGCACGCGCGGGCCACTGTAGCAGAACCCTCACGCGGTTGATCTCGTGCAGCACGTCGAGGAACTGCGGCAGCTTCGCGCCAAACTCGCGCGCCAGTTCGCGCGCCCGACCGCGCAGATCCTGCAGTTGCTCTTCCAAGCTCACTCAGCCTTTTTGCGGCGCGTCCGCGTGCAGCACCGGCGGAATCTCACCCCGTGCGACTTGCTGCTGGTACGGCATCCACTCGCAGTAGATCCCCGCGAGCTCCTCGTCGCCCGGCTGGCGCAGCGGCACGTCGGTGACGGCCGTGAGGTTGCCCTGCGGCCCGAACACGGCGAGGTTCACGCGCCGCTCGTTGTGGACGTAGACGATGATCGCCGCCTTCGGCTGCTCGAGCGGCGCGGTGGTGGCCGGGCCGCGGAACCACACGATGCGGCCGTTGGTCGGCATGATGAGGGCTGGCGGCATTGTATACTCCTCTACTTTTTCACATTCTCCAGTTGGGCGAGGCGCTTGCGCACCCGCCGCAACTGACCGTTCAACCGCTTGAGCTCGCGCCGGTCGTACACGATGTGCGCGAGGATCGCTCCGAGCACCGCCTCGGCGATCGAAATCACCGCGACGATGACCGGCGTGTCCACACGTCAGTGACCGCCGATCACCTGCATCACTTCGCGCGCGTTGATCAGGAAGGCCAGCAGGCCCGCGGCGAGCATGATCTCGCCCACGCGCTGCACCTTCGGGTTGCTCGCGATGAAGTACATGATCAGGCCGACGATCGCGAACAGCAGACTCAGGTAAATGATCATGGCGTCACTCCTGCTGCGCGCCCGCGGGCGGACTGAACACGTACGAGCCGTGCCGGATGTCCGCGATGAGCGCGTTGAAGAACAGGTCGAACAGGTCGACCACCTGTACCCCGGCGTAGGTCTGGTTGCCGTTCGCGTCGACGTTGGCATTCGACACGGCAATCGCCTCGTCGATCGGCGTCGGCCAGCGCGGGTCGTAGTTGAGATCCTGATGCTGCGCCGTGCGCCAGCCCTCGATGCCCGCGCCGTACGCGCGCGCCAGCAGGCAGCCCGCGGTCAGCGACACCTCCTGCTGCTCCTCGAGCTCGTACACGTACGAGGTCGTCTGCACCTGCACCGACTTCGGCGAACCGTCCGGCGCGCGCAGCGTGATGGCAAAACCGCGCGCGCTCTTGGCCTCGTCGGTGCCCGCGTTGTTGCGCGCGAAATCCAGCGCCACCGCGATCGCCTCGGCCAGACCCCACGTCTTGCACTGGCCGTCAGCCTCCGGACCGGCCAAGTAGCCCGGCGGCTGGCTCGGGTTGATCGGCGTAAACGGTACGCGCGGCCGGACGGGAAGTTTCTGGCGAATCACCTGAACACGCATGCGGGTCTCCTCGGAGGATGGATGGGAAGTGCGGCGCGAGGCTACCACCGGGCCGGTTCTCGCGCCACGAGGCGTACAGCGGATCGTCCCACGCCGGGGCCAGCGGCAGCGACTCGACGAAGCGGAAGCTGTAGAAGCGGCCGATCTGCCCGTCCGCGATCGTCGCCACCGGCTCATCCGCCGCGACCTCGGGGAACAGCGGCTTCTCGAGGCCCAGCAGGTTCCACCACGGCACGCCCGGCGGCTCGGCAGGCAACACCCGCGCCGCCACCGCGGCCACCGGAGCCGCCACCAGCGCCGCGAGAAAAGCGCGCCGCGTCGGAGTGTAGGCCGCAGCCGCCCCGCCGTCGTCCCCGATAATTCGATCAATTCCCATAGCGGTACACCGTCCACCCTGTCGAGCAGGTGTTGCCCTCGCAGTCGGTCAGGTGCGGCGCAAAGTAGTCCGCCATGCTGATCGTGAGGTAGTAGTCCGTGTTCAGCTTGAGCTTGCACTGCGCCTTCGTCCCCGCCTTGCTCGACAGGTTCACCGCCGTGCCCGGCGTACTGCACACCGTGCTCCCGCCAAACGTGTCCCCCGGCAAGGTGCTCACCGACAGCATCCCCTGCACCCCGTAACTGGTGTTCGACTGAAACGTCACCCCCGCCTCGGTTCCGCCCGTGTTGAACGCAAACGAACCGTACCCCTGCGCATTGACCGTCACCACCAGACCAAAGCCGAACTGCCCCGCGGCCCCCGGCCACGGCCCACTCATCAGCCCCGAATACTGGTTGTCCCACCGCGCATGCAGGCTCGAATTGAGCGAGCGCACGTTCCCCGCGCACATCCGCACGTACCCCAAGTCGTCAAGGTCCGACGTGTTGTGCGCGTTGCACGCCAACGGATCCGGCGGCATGACCGGCGGCACCGGGTTGCTGCAGTTGCCCGAAAACGTCCCCCGCACCACCACGTTCTGCTCACCGTCCAACACGAATACCGTCGCCGTCACCGGCGTCACCCGGCACGGGTCCGCACTCTCGGGGTTCACCACCACCACCGGCCCCCCCGACGCCCATTGGATCACGCCAAAACACCCGATCAACAACACCGCCAACACGACCAGCACCACCACCAGCCGCCCCGCGTCCGCCAAACCCGCCAAGATCCCGCCACCCCGCATCACGAAATTGTCCCGGCCAAAAAAGGAGGAAACCCGAGGAAAAAAAACCGCGCGGCCGGAGAGTCCCAGCACCGCGCGGCCAAAACGCCCCGATGTTGGCCGATCAGGGGCCGACCACCCCTGCCGCAAACGCGCGCCGGTCCAAACCCACGAGGGGCACCCACAGGCCCAACTCCTCGCCACGCGCATCGCAGCAACGCCGGAGTCTGCCACAAGGACCGTGTTTTGAAAATACGCCCGCGATTTTCAGGCGGGTCGCGCTGTACTCAAGGGCATGGTGCTTTGTAAAGCCCGGCAGAGCGGGGTCGGAATCGGGTACGTACTGGGGCGCTCGGGATCTGGGCGGGGAGGGCGGCGGGCCGCGGCCGGGCTGGGCCCGAGCCGGGTCGAATGTATACTAATTAACTTTGTTGCGTTTTATACACGACCCTCCCGATTTGACATAATACATGTATTACACGGTATACAAACCGCCCTTTCGGGAGCCGGGTTGCGCGGCGCGTCGAGCATCAGGTCGTGGGTCTGCGGGAGAGTCCCCGCGTCGGGTAGGTGACCGGACCGCGCGACAACTGGCGAAGCGCGCGGCCCGGTCGGGCTGCTGGGGGGAGGGGAGACCGTCCTCGCCAACCGCCGAGGGTCCGATTCTACCCGGTGCCAGCGCCGGGCGCGAGGGGTATCGAACCGCCGGGGGTTGCGTACCCTGCCGCGGCCAGCCGGGCCGTGCGCGCCTCCTGCGCCCGCTCGAGCGCCTCGTGGTCGCCAGCGCCAGCGCGCAGCCCCTCTCGGGCCGCGTAGACGGCGAGGTCGGCCTTGATCAGCCGCCGGATCTGCCGTTCGAGCGCGATGACCTTCGCCACGGTCGCGCGCGACAGCCGCTTGTCTCGCAAATTGCGCATTGTATACATCTCCACATTGTGTGCCGAGGGCTCGGCCAGCCCACTGATTCTACACGACCTCCCTCGACTCAGCATTCTACAATTGTATACAAATCAACGATCCTCCCCTTGAACCCATTCTCCCCTGAAATTTCCCAAGGAGGTGTGTGGGAGATGGCGGGGCGCTGGCAGCCTGTGGATAACTCTGGGGCTATATCATTACATCTATATATATCTAGATTACAGGGGAGGAAGGGGAAGGTGAGGCGAATCAGGGAGTTGGAAGGGTAGGAGATGAGGTAGATCTCCCCTTGCCACCGGAGAATGGGCGAGGAATGGCGTGGGGAGCGCCTGTGGATAACTTTGGGGCTGTGGATAACTCGCGTGGTCGAGCGGGGCGACGGGCGGTGAGGTCTGGGGTGTTGCGGTGATATATCAGGCGGTGATATAATCCCGCGCAGGGAGCAACATGAAAGCAGCAGTGTGCTGGCGGAATCAGACCGGGGCTTGGATGCCTGCAGGCGGGGATCGACACCGACGTGTTCCCCGCTCCGGCCCACCTCGAAAGTCAGAGCGACGAGGGGGGACTGATCCGACGACGGTGCGCAAGCACCCACACTGCCGCCACGCAAGGAAGCGAGGGTCGACTGAGCCGTTGAGGCCGACTGAACCCGCCGGGCACGCGAAACGCGCGCCCCTGCCACCCGCTCGATCCAGACAACCTGAGAGGTCACCACCGCAGTGCTTCCGCGTGCGCCCTTGTGCGTCGCGCGGTCGCCCAACGACTGCGGCAAACACTGTGTGAATCTGATGGGCCCGCTTCGATGTTGAGGCGGGCACGACGGGATCACCCCGACCGGCATTTTGCCGCATTGTATACAACTGGAGAACAGCATGACCCCTCTCAACACCCTCAAGCACCAGATCACCGCCGCCCGCAACGCCGCCCTGCGCGAGTCCATCGCCGACTGCGGCCGTCGCGGCTTCCACATGTCCCGCGGCACTTGGCTCAACACCGCCGACGCGGGCGGGCAGTGCGACCCGCTGCCCGCCGCCGAATGCCACGCATGGCGCGGCACATGGCACGAGATCCGCGCCACCATCGCCGACATCAAGGCCAACCACCCCGGCGTCACCCACCTCTACGTGTCCGGCGGCTACAACCACGCCGACTCGCTCGCCGACTACGCCGCCGGCAACTACGCGCCGTGGACCGGTACGTGGGACGTGCTGGTCTGGTCGCGCGACACCACCGCTTGAGTCTTGCCGCTTGTCGCC